GAAATACCTGTTAAAAATAAAGACGGATCAGTAAACCAAGCGGTGGTAGATCAATTCCAAATAGCCAGTATTGTAGCGATTACTATGCTAGGAGGAAACGTCGAAGACAACACAAAGGGTGCTACACACTTTCATAATCCATTTACAAGCAATCCTGCTTGGGCACGTGAATTAAGAAAAACAATGTCAATAGGCAATCATACATTCTATAAATGAATTTACCTTATGTCTATGTAGTGACCAACAATATCACTGGTCAGTTTTATTATGGATCACGATTTAGGAACGTGAGACATAATAGGACTGCTTTCGATGATTTCTGGATTATATATTTTACATCCTCGAAACCTATTAAAGATTTAATAGGACAATACGGAAAAGAATCATTTAGTTATAATATTCTATTAGAAGATAATTCATACGACATATGTTATTGGTATGAGCAAGATCTAATTAAGGAGAATATAGGTAATAATTTATGCCTCAATATACATTATGTTGATAGTTCTACTAATTGTATAAAATTTTCAACAGCAGGTAATAAAGACGTAGGTAAGAAAATTTCATCTTATAGAAAGAAAACACCACTTACTGAAAAGCAGTTAGCCAATCTAACCAATATGTCTAAATCTCGTATAGGAAAAACATACGAAGAAATATCCTCAAAGGATGTTGCGATCATCAGACGTAAGACGGCGTCTATCAACCGAAAAAAGCAACTAACATCTAATCCCATAAATGGTAGTAAAAATCCAAATGCTAAAACATATTTTTTAACTGACCCTACTGGAAACATATTTAAGGTGACTGGTAATTTAGAAATGTTTTGCAAAGAACATAAATTATGTGTTGGATTAGTGATAGCGACGGCTAAGGGACGACGAGAACATTATAAAAATTGGAAAATAACATATGATAAGGATTTATAATTATGACAAATATAAAGACATGGAGAGATGAAATGACATTAGATTCTTATATTCTATATAAGAAGCGTTTTGCATTTGTGCCCAAAACTTGCACAGATGGTACCAAAGTATGGTTTAAGCCTTATTATACAAAATATAGAATGTGGGGCGAAAAATTAAATCCAGGTGGTTCAAAAAAATATAATTACGGGCCCGTTGACACTATAGAGCATCTTCCGGAAGATACTTATTTGATTAGAAGATTAACCGAGGGATTCTAATATGTTTTTAGACTCATGCGTACCTGATAATTATAGAAGGCATATATACGTGAAATGTTTTGCATTTTTCCCTATAAAATGCAAAGATGGTAAATTTATTTGGTTGAAAAAGTATTATAAGAAAATTGATATAATTCGTCCACACCAACCATATCATCTATATAACCTGACCGAAATAGATGCGTTAGTTGACAAACTAATCGAATAATAATTGACTTTCGTGTAGGTATTCGCTACACTATGCATATCGGGAGTAAGATATGCAGAACTTTATAGATTTATTAAATGACGTTGTGGTAAACGGCGTCGACAAAGCTGATAGAACAGGTATTGGCTCAAGGGCAGTTTTCGGAAGATTATTGCGATGGGATTTAGCGCAAGGCTTTCCTATTATTACCACACGCAAGGTTGCAATGCGTATTGCATTTGAAGAAACAATGTTCTTCTTGCGTGGCGAAACAAACACAAAACTCTTAGAAGAAAAAAAGATTAACATCTGGAAAGGAAACACAACTCGTGAGTTCCTTGACAAGCGTGGCCTTACGAATCTTCCAGAGGGCGATATGGGAAAGGGATATGGTTATCAATGGAGACATTGGGAAACCACACATAACGAAATTATCCTTGGCACTGGTGCTAATCAGCATAGCGTTTATTCCATAAAAGAAACTGATCAAATTAAAGACTTACTCGACGGTATCAAGAAAGATCCGTTGGGACGTCGGCATGTCGTAACAGGATGGAATCCCGGTCAATTAAATGAAATGGCATTGCCTCCTTGCCACATGTTGCAGATGCACTCAGTTGGACCATCCACTGGAGAATTCACTATCGGTGGCAATAAATTACATACTTGTTTTGTTATGCGAAGTAATGATGTGCCATATGGACTACCGTATAACATCATGGGCTATGCACTGTTAAATCACATATTTGCTAAACACCTAAACATGGTCCCGGGCGACTTGGTGTACATGGGATGGGATGTTCATATCTATCAAAATCAAATGGACATGGTTAAGGAGCAACTAACACGAACACCACTTGCATTACCTACAATAAACATAAACAAAGATCTCACCACATTAGATGATATCTTAAATTTACAATGGGCTGACATTGAGCTAATAGGATATAATCCTCATCCTGATATTTTAGATAAACCGGAGATGGCTAAATGAACGATACCGAATTAGAAAAAGTAAGGCTACTTGATCATATTTTTAAATCGCTAACTATAGATGATTTAAAATTAATATTCAAGGAAGATTTACTAATAAGTGCAATAAAGGGAGATGATCATCTCCCTGGTTCTATACTCGGCGCAGTTCAGCAACTTAGTATGCTACAAGTTGAAATTTTATTATTGAGGAATGAACAACAGAAGCTCAAGGACCATGTAAGAGACGTTATAAGAGTGCTATCAATGCTACAACCAGTACCTAATTGTAGTTACGAATTACAAACTCTAAAAACCATGTTTGGCATAATTTAAATGCTAAATACACTTGTTACAAAACGGTAACAAAAATCAAAAACAAACCATCATAAAGGAAGGTTATCATGTCATATAATAAATCAAAATGCGATCCTACACTGGGTCAACAAGTACATCAACACTTAGTAGATATGGGTGTCGAAACACCAACTAAAGTAACATCAACTGATCGTAAAGAAAAAATCGAGATAATCGAACGCAGTTTTGCTCACATAATGCATACACTAGGACTAGACTTGTCAGACGATAGTCTAATCGACACACCGAAACGTGTTGCTAAGATGTACGTAAACGAAATATTCTGGGGATTAGACTACGATGCATTTCCGAAATGTACAACAGTAGATAATAAAATGAAATACGACGAGATGGTTGTTGAGCGTAATGTAAACGTGCAATCAAATTGCGAACATCATTTTGTTGTCATTGATGGTGTAGCAACAGTGGGTTATATACCTAAGCAGAAAGTGTTAGGATTATCTAAAATTAACCGTATTGTCGAATACTTCTCTAAGCGTCCACAAATACAAGAGCGTCTCACAGAACAGGTGTATCATGCACTACAGTATATTCTTGAAACAGATAATATCGGTGTAGTAATCCACGCCCAGCATTATTGTGTAAAATCGAGAGGTGTCGAGGATGTCGGATCGAGCACTGTGACTAGCAAATTAGGTGGAGTATTTAAGACTGATCCAAATGTTAGAACAGAGTTTATGCGTTTAGTTTCCTTAGGGGAATAAAATGAGTAAGTCAGGGCTAACGCCTTATCAGGACGAATGCCTGGAAATTCTTGCTGAAGAATGTGGGGAAGTTATCCAGGAGAAGAGTAAAATCTTTAGATTTGGATGTCACGAAGAAAGTCACGCTCACCCAGGTAAATCTCATGCTGAATGCTTAGAACAAGAACTGGGTGATATCTTAGCAATGATTGATCTAATCCGACTAAGCGGCGTAGGTATTACCGTTGCTGGATTAGAATCAGCTAAACAACGGAAGTTAGAAAAAGTAATAAAGTGGATGACCCACACAAAGGATTAAATATGGCATCAGTATCATATAAATTTACAAGCACAAAGGAATACATTGATGCATTTCCGTGTGCATACAGACAGTGGAAATCAGATTCGCATTGCAACCTGAATCACGGATACAGTTTTAGTATGAAATTTTACTTTGGCACAAACGATTTAGATGCTCGCAACTGGGCAGCAGATTATGGCGGGCTGAAGGAACTAAAAAAGATTTTAGAATCGCAATTCGACCATACAACACTTGTTGCGGAAGATGATCCAGAGTTAGAATTTTATAAGGAAATGGAACGCCGCAAGCTTGCAAAACTAACCATACTCCCGCGCTTAGGATGTGAGGGTTTGGCAGATATGTTATACAAATATGTAAACGGTGTTTATATTCCCGATATGTGGGGCGCAGGAGAGGCAAATCGTCTTTGGTGCTACAGGGTTGAGGTTCGCGAAACACAGGCCAATATGGCATTCCGCGAAGGTCACAGGTGCTGGAACGAAGATTTGTTTGTATAATGGAGATGAACGATGAACAAATGGAAAGAGTTCTTACTCCTGGTACAGAAGAACAAACTTTCCTAAAGTTACAAGGTAAGTGCCTACACAATGGCGGTTGGCGCCATCTGGGTCACGGTCATAATGATGACTGCTACGAATGTATATTGTGCAAAGAAACAAAGTGGTGGTAAAATTTTAGATAAATATTAAATGATATTCGCAATACTAACACTACTTTCCGCTTTAACCTTGGCAGGGGTGGCAGGTTGGTTTTCTATCGTTGGAATTATGTCTATATATGCCGGTGCACCGTTACACGCTGCATTAGTTATGGGCATTGTTCTTGAATTAGCAAAATTGGTAACCACAAGTTGGCTTTATCGAAATTGGGAATTCGCAGATTGGAAACTAAAACTACCACTAATCTATTTTACCATTGCACTAATGCTTGCCACAAGCATAGGTGTGTTTGGATTCCTAACAAAGTCTCATCTGGAACAGGGTGCAGCTACAGTTGATAATACCGCCAAAGTTGAACGACTAGACCAGCAAATTACCAGAGAAAAATCAATAATTGCCGATAACGAAAAAGTTATTGGCCAGCTTGATGCTACTATAAATTCATTTATCGGTAAAGATAGAGCCGATAGAGCTGTAGTAATAAGAAAAACCCAAGCACCTCAGCGTAAGCAATTAAGAGATGACATTGATGTGTCACAGAAGAAGATTGATGTTTACAGTGATGAGAAATTTAAACTTACTTCCGAAGTAAGAGCATTAAATCTCGAAGTTGGCCCTATAAGATATATTGCCGAATTATTCTATAGTGATAGTGATAACGTCGATGAAACCAAAAAGATCGAATCTGCGGTTAAAATATTTACTCTGTTGATTGTCTCGACTCTTGATCCACTAGCTGTTATATTGTTGATTGCGGCAAATCACACAATACTGAGACGTCAGAATGAAGAAAAAGAAAATAAAAGCCAGGACAAGGTACCAGAGACTGAGGCCATCCCTGACGTCGATGCCGATAACGAAGAAGGTAATAAAAGAGGTGTTGACTCATTCAAACAAGTACACAAAAGTGATGAACAGGCTAGCATACCTCATATTAGCGAGACGAAACTGGAAACCGTACCTATATCGATACCTCAAGTCAATGAGGAAGCGGATGGGGAAATAAATGAGACTAAAGAAGCATTGGAAGAAATCGTACAAACCGAATGTATACCTGAGGGGGAAATACAACAGATCCAAAGTGAGGAAGTGGTTTGGGCCGATACTACCATATGGACTCCAGATAAGACACAAATTGAAGAAATAAAAGATGAGACTGAAGATACAGTATTGGAGATTGTACAACCTAACGAAGAACCGCTCCCCATCATACGTTCACCGGGTGTTACAAGAATCTCATTCGCTGCCGCTACCGAACCCAAAGAAAATACCAAGGTGGAAAATACGGTATTGGCAAATATAGATGCTCTTAGAGAGATAGTAGGATCCGGTCCACATTTTATACCGCAGAAAATAAATGATCAAGAAAAAGTTCAAAAGGAAAGTAACAAGGATAATACCTCGTCGAGTAACGAGAATGTCCCGAGCCCACCGATTAAGAAAGAAGTACAAGAAATGGTTGAAAGCTTCCAGAACAAAGTTAAAGAAACTAATGGCAATGAGGGGACTACGCAATCCGCAATGGCCAGCACAAATAGCCACGCAACGAATAAATATCCGAAAGCCTTAAGCTGGCTTACCGAATTTAAGGGGGAATAAAATGGAAGATAAGAATATTAAATGTTCATTTTGTGACAAAAACAGAAATCAAGTAGAACACTTGATCGAAGGGCCAGTAGATGTAACTGGTAATGCTTTATATATTTGCAATGAATGTGTAGATTTTAGTTTCGAAGTTCTTCACAAAGAGGAAGAGCCCGAAAAAACCCTAAAAAAGAAAAAAGAAAAAGTTCTTATACCGGAACAGATTAAAGCACACCTCGATGAATATATCATTGGTCAAGATCCAGCTAAAATTGCACTTTCTGTAGCAATATATAATCACTACAAACGCATACATAATAAATCCAAGACCATAGAAATTGAAAAATCTAATGTGCTAATGGTTGGCCCATCTGGGTCAGGTAAAACACTAACAGTAAAGACTATTGCTAAGTTATTCGATTTGCCGTATGTAATTGCCGATGCTACATCGTTAACCGAAGCAGGATATGTAGGTGAAGAAGCATCAAACCTTATTACACGTTTAATAAGTGCAGCTAATGGAGATATTGATCGCGCACAAAATGGAATTATTTTTATTGACGAAATAGATAAAAAAAGTCGTAAGAGTGAATCATCTACTGTAACAAGAGATGTGTCCGGCGAAGGTGTGCAACAAGCATTATTAAAAATGATTGAAGGTACAGTTGTAAAAGTTCCAGATGGGTTCGATGAGCCATTTGACTTTGACACCACAGATGTATTGTTTATATGCAGCGGCGCGTTTGTTGGTTTAGATGAAATTATTAAAAAGAATAGGTCCAAGTCCAGCATAGGCATTGGTGCAATGTTACCGTCCAAAGCAACCTTTGCTGATACAATTAAATCTGTAACACCTGAAGATTTTATTAAATATGGCCTAATTCCCGAATTCGTTGGTCGCTGTCCAGTTACGGTAGTTTTTGATGATTTAACATTAAGTACAATGGTTCAGATTTTAAAAGAACCTAAGAATAGCATTGTAAGTCAGTTTAAGGCTTTATTTAAATTCGAAGGCATTGATTTAGAGTTCGATGATAAATACCTATATAATATTGCATCTATTTGTATGTCACAAAAAATAGGTGCAAGAGGATTAAGAGCAACAATGGAGAAAGATCTCCAAGCCTTGCAATATATCCTGCCAAGGTTGGCTAAAGAGGGTGTTTCTAAAATTGCAATAGATGCAACCGGAAATGCTAAGTATATTCACAAAACAAGAAAAAAGAAGGTAAATGAATGAGTAATAGATTTAGAGACTCTAGAAAAACAAGAGGCTTAACAGTAGAAGTAAGAAATGATGATTTCGGTCGGGCCTTAAGAACTTTCTCTAAGAAAATTCAGGACCTTGGTACAATGCAAGAAGTCAAAGAAAGAATGGGCTACGAGAAGCCAGCAGTTTTGCGACAGAGATTAAAAAAGCAGGCTCGCAAGCGTTGGGAAAGGAAAGTAGAAGAAATGATCACAAATGGGCAGTGGCACAAAGATCGTAACTACTAATATAGTAATGCCAGACACCAAAAGGTTCGAAAGAACCTTTTGTCACGATTGCACTACCAGGCTTGACATGCTGTTAATAACTGCTATACTACAGAG